GCTGGAGCAGGAGCTGGAGCTAAAGGACCAACAGCACCAAGCGCAGCACCAGGCGCTGGAGCAGGAGCTGGAGCTAAAGGACCAACAGCACCAAGCGCAGCACCAGGCGCTGGAGCTAAAGGACCAACAGCACCAAGCGCAGCACCAGGCGCTGGAGCAGGAGCAGGCGCTGGAGCTCGAGCAGGAGCAGGAGCAGGCGCTGGAGCAGGAGCTGGAGCTAAAGGACCAACAGCACCAAGCGCAGCACCAGGCGCTGGAGCTAAAGGATCAACAGGTGGCCCACCAAGCGCAGCACCAGGAGCAGGTGGAGCAGGCGCTGGATCGGCTATAGTAAGATTAAAGAATCTAGGTCTGACTGCCATTATATTTAATTATAAACTACATCTAAAATCATACAAGTAAATTCACCAGCTTTTTCTGATTTATATATGATTGGAGAGTCCGCCTTAAAAACAACACTTGATCCAATAGGAACTGGTTCTCCTATTCCGTTAAATCGTTCAACAACTACAAAGACCCAAGCCCCTCTCGGTTTTCCACCTGCAGTCCAGTGAATATAAAAATTAGTATTAGGTGCAAATGAATCAACCACATTTGCTCCAGCTAAATCTGATGTAATCTTAGATATAGTTGGAAAATCGACTGCATTAGCAGCGTCCAGTCTTGCTTGAATAGCAGCAATCCGAGCGTCGGCATCAGCAGCAGCCGCAGCAGCCGCAGCAGCAGCAGTAACCTGCCCAGCTTCAAGACCAGCGATATGTCTAGTAAGCTGTTCAGACCTTGCTCTTGCTTCAGCAGCCGCAGCAGCCGCAGCAGCCTTTTCTGCGTCAGTTCCGCGTCTACCAGCGTCTATCGCTGCCGCTACTTGAGCTTCAGCTGCTGCGGCAGCACCTCGGAATCTAGCAATCTCAGCAGCCGCAGCAGCAGCAGCAGCCTGCGCAGCATCCTCTGCGGCTTTAGCGGCCGCTCTCGCAGCATCTCTTTCACCTTCAATCGCAGTTATTCGCTCTCTTAGACTGGCATTTTCTCTCGCTGCAGTAGCTGCAGCAGCAGCAGCCGCAGCAGCAGCCGCGGCAGCATCTCTGTTTGCTTGTTCGGTTTTAGCTGCCTCAGCATCCCTTTCAGCCTTTGTAGCATCTAATTCTCCAGCAGCCGTGGCAGCCGCCGCCCGAGCGGCACGGAGTTCTTCATCCCTTTCTCTTAACAGAGCCTGGAGCGCTTCAATTCTGGCCCTAAGTCCTGCAATTGTATCGTCATCCGCACCCTTTACCCGTCTAGCATCTCCTAATAATTTTTCTGCCTCATCCTTAGCTTTACTAATCCCTGCAATAGCAGCTTCGTGTGCAGCAACCATCGCAGTTCTATCAGCTGCTACAGCTGCGGCTGTCCCATCGGCTAAAGTCTTAGCTTCTGCAAGTTCGCGCCTGGCCGCATCTGCTCTTGCGTTTGCTGCTGCTGCTTCTGCAGTTCTAGCTTCGATGTCTCTACCCGCAGCTAGACGGTCTGCAGATATAGCTGCATCTCTAGCCCGATCAGCAGCTTCTTGAGCTGCCCTGAACCTGGCTTCTGCATCAGCCGCAGCTGCTATATTAGCTTCTAGACGTCCATTTAGTGCTGCGATGTCAGCATCGTATTTTGCAGTCTTTGCGTCAAAATCTGCCTTAAGAGCCGCGTATCTAGCCTCGCAAGCATCTCTATCTGCTGTTTCACCTATAATCGAAAAATTCGCACTCCCTGGTCTTGAGCCTCTTTCAGCTGGAGCAGGCGCTGGAGCAGGCGCTGGAGCAGGAGGTGGAGGTAGAGCAGGAGGTGGAGCAGGCGCTGGAGCAGGAGGTGGAGGTGGAGGTGGAGCCGCAGGAGCAGCAGCCGCAGGAGCTGCAGCAGCAGCAATAGCAGCACGAGCACGTTCAGCAGCCGTCTTGAGACGAGCTCTATCCGCTATAGATGTTACTCCAGTCGATATACTACCAAGGCGTTCAGAAGCTTCTGATGGCTTTCCAAAAAAATCTCCAACCGAAGCTAACGGGTTTGCAGTAGACTCGGAGGATACGCCTAATATATCAGCTTCTTTGTCTGTAAGCATAATTTTACCTTCTGGATTTCTATCATTTCTTTTAAAAATTGTTTTAATTAAATCGTATACTGATTTGTCTGCGGGTCCTAATACTTCACCGCCATTGATTCTTGCTTGTAAGGGCCTTTGTAATTGGTCTAGAACAGCTGGGTCAACAGGAACACCGGCACCACCGCGCTGTCTGAGAGTTCTGGACTTACTAGTTTTAGGACGACGACGATTTTTCCACGTCTTCATTTATTATCATAATATCTTTAGAATTTTCGTTGAGTATATCTTATAGGTTTTGACCTTGTCCATGAATATGTTTTTTTACGATTCCAATTCATAGCTCCTCCAAAACTTAAGGCAACAGAAGGTGTTTGCGTAACTGCATATCTTATAGGATAATAGAGCTTCCCCTCCTTAAAAATTGTGTATGCCTTAGTTTCCCGATTCTCGCTATACACTCCGCTCTCATCCTCATTATTTAGAACCATAAAGTTTGCCTTAAAAGCATTCGCACAGGCACCAAAAAACTCCCTGGCATCACTGAAGCTAACACCCTTAAATTGTTCTGTGTTCTTAAGCTGATTTCTGGCAATATTTGTGTATAAAGAACGAGCGTTCATAGTTGGGATACTTCCAAAGGATGCTACCGAGTCATATTGAATACTTCTAAATTTGGCACTTACAAGTGTTAGTAGCGTTTGTAACAAGTTTTCTTCGGGTGCTGGAGATACAGAAATAGCAAAGGCTCTTTCTATTCTAATACCGCGATCTGTCATCTTATACACAGTTCGTATAGCCTCATTTCCTTCCCGAATAATTCCACGTTGTTCTAATTCAGCCGCTAGCCGGTCTAGTTCAGTATTATATGGAATTTCTTTGACCTGACTTTCTAGGATTCCAAGAATTCTTTGAATGTTTTGTAATTCGGTAGGAATGGTTGTTAGATTAACCGAAATACCACAGTTTGCCTTAATTACTGAAATAGGAAGCGGTAACCCAATCTTACTATCCATAATGCTGAATGGCTTGAAGGGAAATAGATTAGCCAGCTTTCTCTTATTTGATGCATTAAGGGCTGCCTCAGCTGCTTCTAATTGCTTTCGATCTACACGAGCCGCAGGCGGAACTATGGGGGGGTCAGCGGGAGCGGGAGCGGCAGCAAGAGCTCTTCTTAAGGTATTAACTCTTTCCACAAGGACTGGGTCTGGAACTATTAAATCAGCTGCTAAATCTCCTATATTTCGGGCTCTAGCAGCATCGATTTCTGCTTGAGTTGGAGGAGGTGGTGGTTTTAGATTAACACCCTTATCTCTGGCATCTTGCTCTGCATCTCTGGCATCTTGGTCTAGCTGTGCGCCACGTAACGTTGTTTGAACGAAGGCTTCTGCACGACCGCCAATATTACGTTGTAAATCATTTGCAGCTCGCGCAAGAAATGATCGTATTAGGTTGAAATAAGCAGTAATTTCAGATATACTTGAAACTTGCTTTAATTTTATAAGGTTGATAAATTCATTCTTTAATGAATCCTTTGCTACATCATTGAATAATAAGGTAATACGTTCATTATTAAATTGATCATTGCCTAGCATTTTATAGACATTATCAGGGAGTATACTTGAACACATACCAACTGAATCGGCAATAGCTCTGGAGCCTACGTATGTGTCAGGAAATAATGACTTAACCAGACCATCTAATTCTTGTAAAGACTTTACTGTTTTTCCGGTATCGATGCGAGTAGTTGACTTAGCATTCTTAACAACTTCTTTCATGCGATTAATTGATGCAAATTGTTCATTAAAAAAATTAATAAATATCTGGGAAAACTCCTTATCTTCTTCGTCAAATCTAACTGTTAGACCATCTATGTTTAACCTTATGAATTCTTGGAGCTTTGTCTTGACTGTGCTAAATATGTTCTTTTTCCGCTGAATCTGTGCTCTTTGTTCCCTAATATTTAGCGGGGATCCTTCTATCTGTGTAAAATATAACACGTATCTATCTAGATTCAAAAGAAGGTCCTCCGTTGTTCCATTTGCGATTTCATGATACATGGTACCAATCTTCTGTAAGTCAGGGACAGTTTCAATAAGTTTGGCAATCTTACGAATAGGTTCAGCGTTTATATATTTTTGACGTGTTAATTCAATACCAGGAACTGATAAGATTTCGTCAAGTGTAAGATTATAGTAATTTCCAAAGAATTCCTTGACTTCTTCAACAAAGGCACTGAAGCTAATCTTTCCGAGAGGAACACGTGTTTCTTCATCAGATGTTAATCCGATTCTTGCGCGATCACGTTCAATCCTAGCTAGCTTTAGAACACGTTCCAGTTCTTCCTTTCTTGGGTTGTATTTTCTTTGGTTTATTGAATCATAATTCAGAGGAAGCCACACTTCTGAGATAAATCCCTTAAGACGTTCTTCAGCAACTGAATATGCTTGTTCAGCATCTGTATATCTTTTACGACGAGCATCCCAATCCTGTGCCTTTTTTACAGGATTCTGCGCCTTCTCAATCTGAACTAGTTTATCAAGAATGACTTGCCTATTCTTACGAATATCTTCTACTTCCTTTTCTAGTTCGGGTTCCTTCTTACGTAATTCTACAATCTCTGTTCCAAGTCTATCCTTTTTTAGTTTCAAGTCAACAATCTCATTCGCTGTAATTAATTGTGTTTCATATCTTTGTCCATACTTTGCCGCAATTTCCTCCCTTCTTTCAATAGAAATATCTTCTCCTTCTTCTTTGAGCTTTTTGATGCGAGCTTCTATGGGTATTTTCTCGGCCCTATCCTTACCTGCAAGTGAAGCTCTTAGTTCTTTAATCAACGGACTATCTTCCGTTAACTTTTGTTTGGTCTTATCGAGTTCCTTCTTGTATATTTCAGCCTGTCTTTCTGCTACAAGTGCAGTAGATTCTAAGGGAGCAATCTCTCTTAGGTAGGCACTATACTTCTCTCTTCCTGTCTTGATTTTTTCCTGAAGTTGAAATAGTTTATATTGAGCTGATTCAAGTTCTCTATTAACCTGAATGAGTTGGTCTTGAAGCTTACTCGGATCTACTGGAAGGTTAAAGGTTGAAACTATAGCATCTTGGGCCGATGGAACATAAAGATTTGAGGATATCTTACCCCAAGGGGGTTGACCAAGGCCACCGCCCTTCATTTCTTCTTCCGTTGGTGCAGGGTTCTCATCAACTGGAGGTTCAGGAGCCGGAGCAGGGGGCTGAGGTTCAGGAGCCGGAGCTGGAGGCTGAGGTTCAGGAGCCGGAGCTGGAGGCTGAGGTTCAGGAGCCGGAGCTGGAGGCTGAGGTTCAGGAGCCGGCTCGGGAGCAGGAGCTTGTATGGCCTCAACGACCGGAGTTACAGTTTCTTGAATTCTAGCCGGAACTTCTTTAATCGTAGAAACAACCTGTTCTGGAATTTCTTCGATAAATTCGGTATCTTCACTTTTTAGAGCATTGCCAACGAAGGATGCTGCAAGAGCAGCAGTTCCCGCGGCGCCAAGCGTGGCGGCATATAGTGCGCCTGTAGTCAACATTCGAACTCCTTGTATATCACAAGAGATGTTTCATTTAGTCGAAGATACATACTCTCGTGTGGAGGGAAACTTAATAAAGTCGGGACGAATCAAGGACTCGTGGTATTCGATGATATTTAACATAGTCGCCTTGGTCGTGGTTGTTGGTGGGTTTATTTATTTTTTGTATTACAATCACGGAACCGAAAGAGAAAAGGAAAATATAGAATTTAAACCGGTGCCATGGTTAAATGCAGTCCGAAACGTCCCTGAAACCGACTATCGACAAATTCCTCAAACTGAAATTAGAGGTAGTATATCGGGGATTGTCCATAGAGGAAGCGCGGCAACGTTTTGAAGAGCTTAAGAAGGAAGAACTACCTCCAGTTAAAAAGTCCCGTAAATTAAAGAAATGAGAACAGCAGCAGCTTGGATATATAAAACACATTCAGAAGTATTAGGAAAGACCTTTAAGGTTCAGGATACCAATCATCGTCTTATGACTGGTATAGCTTACCGAGGAGCGGCAATGTGTAATCCACTGAACTATGCTGAGATCATGTATCAAGACATAGTCAGTCTAAAAAAGTGCTGTGGAAATGTTGAACAAGTTATTGAACAAAGGATTGCGCCCGCGATTGAAATATTTGAACCTGAAGACTTGACAGAAGTTACATCATTTAGCGGAGGCAATCTTTACATGACAGGAAGGCTAACACTAAATAGCGATATCCTTAATGAGTTGAGTGAATCAATCTTAGATGGTGGAGTAAATGGAACATTCATGAGAGGAGGAACCGTAGATACGACAGATCAACAGATATTTAACGGAGGTTTTTCCTTTGCCAGATATGTATTTAAGATGAGCAGCGCCCCTCTTTAATCCCCTTATTCATTATAAATGGATCCACTAACAGGTTTTGTGGCAGGTCTCGTTTCAGGATTCTTTGTTGTTTCAATATTTAAACCTCCCGTCCATGAAGTTAAGGCAATTCCAACTCCAAATGACCCAGGTATCTTTAAGACTCAAGCCGGTTGTGTCCGCATCAAGGCAGAACCCACTCAGTGTTCAGATGCTGCTGTTTCTCTCAATGTATTGGTAAATGATAGATAAGCTTTTAACACATCCTGACGTTTTTGGATTCTTTTCATTCATCATTGGCTTCGGTATCATGGTCATTATGTTTCATAAACCAATCCCTTGGTCGCGTGTCCTCGCTCTATCACCTTCTGAGTTCGAAGGCAAAGAAGTCAAGGCAGATGGAAAATGTTACAAGTATCGCGTGGAGGATGCCTCGTGTGAAATACCTTCATCTAAATAAACAATGGAAGGCGCAACTGATTTATCCGAACTACTTGGAGGTCAACCAGTTCAGTCTCCCGCGTTTCAGCCAATGGTTACCGGAGGAGGAGACCCATTTAGCACTCCCCTGAACACATCACCTCCTAAACAGGGTCGTGATTACTCCCAGCAGTTTTCCATTCTTCGCGGTTCTTTCAGAAATATGCTTGGATATCTCTCGTTCTTTATCGGAGCCTTCATTATGACACTTAACAGACCTCGCGACTTCATTCTTCCATATGTCCCAAATAGTCGGGGAGAGGGAGGCATGATAACCTACACAGGTGCTGCAGCTATCAGCGCTGTTTCTGTCGTGCTTTCATTCATTGTTAATACCTTAATCCATGCTTTAGTCTAAAACGGACTAACTTCTGATTATAGATTAATTCTAAAAATGGTTGACTTTAACAAGACGTTTGTTCATACGATAACAAACGTCTCGTTCGATAATCTATCACAAGTAGCACTTAATGAATATTTTAAAGATGGCCGTATATTCTCCCATCTCATCGAGCCATGGCTAGCAGAAAATTATCCTTTGAAATACATTCCCGGCTGTAGAGGGTATGATCTACTAGATCGTGTCGATGAAACTATTCAATTTGATGAAAAGACATTCACGAAGAATGGGTGTGATTTCATGCCATCTAGTATGATTGGAACTGGGCGCACATTCAACCAAGCCAAATTTGATGAAAAGGTTAAAAATATGAACTATATCATCGTGAGCAACGTAAACTTCCCAGAAATCAAGGTAAAGTTTATGAAGGGTGAGGACCTAGTAAAAATTTATCCTAAGGGAAGTATTCCTTCAAAGGATCATGATAACTTCTTCACTTCAATTCTCTTACAAACACATGATGACCCTTATTAGTAAAATTTATATAATCACAATTATGTTCGTCTTCTCCACAAATTATTACAATTTTATCAGGCGAATAAACACTAGAAACTATATCGAAAAAAGGCATACCACGATGGTAACTTGCATATATAATTAAATCATAGTGTTTGTTTAATATATCTTCTTTAATTGAAGCATCTAAAGTGTCGTCATGTAAATTTTCTGATATAAGATTTGTGTAAGAGATACCCTTACCGTATAGATTAGAATAGTTAATGTTATCTGATTGATATATATGAGGTATCTTTGGATAATCATGCACCATTTTTCCAAAGATGCTCTTAAATCCGTGTAGTGTAACACATCTAAGGTAATCTGGAGATGTAGAAGATGATAGATATAATATTTTTTTAACATCGGGATGTTTTACAGTATTTAAAATGTAGTTTGCAATCTTATCAGTAGTTAAATTCTCTCTAGTATATTCTAACAGAAGCTTTATTAAATCATTGCATACATTTATATCAATCTCGCTTAATTCTTTATTACGATATTTTTCATATAGTGTGTTACCATACTGAATTAATGTCTTAGGTAAAAAAAACATTGTATTTTCAGGACACTTTTCAATGTCTGGAAAATATGGTATTGCTCCGCATGCTAATATCTCATAATGACGCATACAGTCCCATCCTCCCTTTTTAGTAGTTGTAGCAAAAACAGATGTCTTATATTCATTATAATACTCTGATTCAGTGTTATATATATATGTTTCCATCTTTCCTGGAATCAAACTTGATATTAATTTACTTTTAGATGGGATATCATTTACAATCTTAGAAGACGGTATTGAAAATGTTATTGGATATACCGACATTATATAATATTGTAAGATGATATTTAAACTATTAATAAACTAGAAAGAACTGAATTCATAACCCGATTTGCTTCTGTTTTTGACAGACTACGCGGACCAGTTGTATTACTAGGGAAGACATGAGAGTTCATTCGTTCAATAATTTCTAAGACTCTATCTCTATATTTTTCGTCTAGCTTCCATAAATGATGAGATTGTAAACTCTGACCATCGGGCAATGAACACTTACCTGCATTAGAACCTACTCGTCTGAATACAAGGTCTGGATTACATCTGACATATGAGAACCCAATTTCTTTAATTACTGTTTCTGGTATTCTCTGTGTATCTTCTTTTATCCAGATCTGAAACACGCATGGAACATCATACTCGTTTCCGTTTAAGATGAATGCATTTTTTTGAACTTCAACGCTAGATTTACAGTGAAAATTCGCACTAAACACTCTGTTCATGCTTGGTTTCAGAAAAGAACGCGGAAGAATAAAGGCAATAACATCTGCGAATTCACAGCCTTTTTTGATGAACTTCTTTGCTAGTGATGCCTGACGTCCAAAGGGTGGATTCCCGAATAGAATACATCTTCGTTCTGGAGGTGTCCAAGCTAAGAAATCTGCTAGTTGTATATCTTCTGATTTTGGCTCAATATCTAAGCCAATCTTTTCAAAGTTAACACAGTTCAGAAATGATCCAGAGCCCGCAGATGGCTCAATCCATAAATAATCAGAACCAGTAATATGTTCAAGAATATGTTCTATACAAACCCGCGCTATTTCGGGTTTTGTATAAAATTGGTCTATGACATTTCGTAATTTTCCGGTAGCCTGCATTTAGTAATTATTAGTATTTGTAGTTCTAATCCATTTTGAATCTGTCTTAATAACAATGGACAAAAACAGTCTTTGGAGCGACCTAGAAGCTGGACCATCAAATGTAAGCGACAGTGTGATGGGTCCTGACTATAGCTACGCAGAAAACATCCAAGGACCCTCTTCTATGGGCGTTGGTTCAGATGGAACCTTTTCACAGGTTGGCAGAAACACTGGTGCTGTCATCAACTATGTCAAGTATATGGTCTCTGGCCCTGCGCTGGGAAATCAATACTTTGTAAACACAGGTGGTGTATGTATAGCGCCTGACAAGTCTACTCAGCCAAGATACAACTACATCAATAATCTTTCAAGCGGAACTGCGACTGTCCCTCTTTCAATGAGACAGGACCTTAGTAGCATATCATCCGATTTCAATGGCCTTCTTCCAGGTATGTTGGAAGATATCGAAGGATTAAATCCTGTCAGCTTATTTTCTGCTCTTGCCGCAAGTTCAACTCCAACTTGTGAATGTTATACCTGTCCAACGTCAGGTGGTAATAAATCTTATTTCTTAAACACAACCCTATCCCCAGACTACGATCCAGCTGTGTGCACAAAGACAGACGTGTCAGCCTGCACTAAATCAACAGAAGGGTTTACAGAGTCGGGTTCAGCTCTTGTTCCGATTGTGGCTGCTGGTCTTCTTGCTCTTTTGAATCTATTTTAAGAGGAATCATTTAGGAAAGGAAATGACAGATAGCATGTTTCGTATCAAAAAGAGTAGGGAACAGAAACAGGAATCGATTGGTGGAACGCTGGACTCTGTTCACCAATCTGTTGTAGCATCTCTACGAGAGTCTCATGCAAACCAAGACTCTCTGAAGGAACAGATTGTTCTTCTAGAAGGAGAAATTAACGCTCTAGAATCTAGCACATCGATGGAGGATATCATGAAGCTTGCCCAGAAGCACGATAGGTTACGAACTCTTCAGTCCGAGTTAAAATCCGACGACCAGTTAGTTCAGTATTTTTCTAAGAATGCAGATTTGATGTTACAGTATTATGGACAGGCCGAAAGTGCGTCGATTCCTGCTCGACATGTGGACAACAATACCTTCATGAAGTATTTATCTCCGGTAGTTCAGATTGAAACAGGTCCGTCTAGAAAGAAGATGTTTGATGAGTATATTTCTAGAATGAAGATGGGGTCTGGAGTGGAACCTGAAGAGAATACAGAAACAGAACATTGTTCTCGCTGTAATGTTGCGCGTGAGGAAGTTGCTGCTGAAGGGATTTTAGTTTGTCCAAGCTGTGGCTCAGAAGAATATATGATGGTTGTTTCTGACTTTCCTTCATTTAGAGATCCGCCAAAGGAACGGAACAATTATGCTTATAAGAAGATTAACCACTTGAATGAGATTTTGAATCAGTTTCAGGCAAAGGAGTCTACAATTATTCCGGAAGAGGTTACCAATGAGGTTGTATGCGAGATTAAGAAGCGGCGCATACAAAATATTGCTGATTTGACAGAGAAGGATATTCGTGAGATTCTGAAGAAATTGAATAGAAGTAAATACTACGAACATGCCGCCCACATCGTATCACGACTTAACGGAAATCCACCTCCAACAATTACCCCCGCGATTGAAGAAAAGATCCGGGCTATGTTCCAAGATATTCAAGCTCCCTTCTTACTCTATTGCCCAAACGACAGAACTAACTTCCTCTCCTACTCCTACATCCTCTACAAGTTTTTCGAACTTCTGGAACTGGATGAGTACAAGGTTTACTTCCCCTTGCTCAAGTCGCGCGACCGGCTAATTAGTCACGATCAAATCTGGAAAAAAATCTGCGACTATCTCCGTTGGGAATTTATCGTCAGTGTTTAACTCCAATCAATAATAAGATACGTCTTCAGTGGGTCGATGATAATGTCACATCCAACAAAGGTTTCCTTCAGTTTTTCAATAAACTGATGAAGATATTTGTCCGGGTTATTATGTCCTGAAATCATCCGAATATTATCTAGTTGCCTCCACACAAACTTCTTCTCTCTCAAGTTTGATGGCATACTTTGCTTAAACTCTCTACAAAGCTGGTCTAATATTTGGGTAAGTCTTTTCTGAATTTCCTCTTCTATTATATCTGCTTGTGCTTTGGCATAATCAAATGCCTGCAGGCTTTCACGAGTAATCGGAAACTTCATCTTTTTCAATTCTGAATAAAAACTGGATTTATTCCGTTTTTAAAATGGATACACAATAATACTATAACACTTCTAGAAACATGACAACGATCGCTGAGCTAGTTGATAGACTTCTCCCAGTGATTGGAACTACATATGCTCTACCTATAACGAAGAATAAAGGTCTTCCTGGACTATATTTGGAAACTCTTCTAGGTATTCCACATACACAAAATTGTCTGGATTGTTCTGATGGAGAACTGAAGGTTGTTCCTCTAAAGAAAACTAAGAAAGGACTTGTTCAAAAGGAAACCATTGCAGTGACCATGATAGATTCTGAACTAAAAACACAAGCCTTTTCTGAATCAAGATGTTCTAAAAAGCTCAATAATCTCTTGGTAGTTCCCTATCTTCGCACAGGTGATACAATTGAATACATGAAACCATACCTCGTGAATAAAGAAGCCTATCCTGAGCTATACAAATCTTTGGAAGCAGATTATTCCGAAATCCAAAGGCTGTTTAATGAAACTGGAATTCTTCAATCAAAAAATGGTAAGATTCTTCAGACAAGAACCAAGGGAGCAGGACATGGTTCAAAGACAAGGGCATTCTATTTAAGAACATGTTTCTTAAGTCAGTTATTGTAGATATACGAAAACTATTCGTATATATACGACCCATTTAAATGCAGTATGTGTATATATACCAAGATGAGCAGCGGTACTGAGTTTCAGTATCTTTTTGATAGGATCAACAATCCTAATATGAAGGAGCATATGACTGAGCTAAAACTACGATGGGCAGGGCAGCGTGATGCGTCCTGGAGTGATCAGCAGAAAGTAGCTATGCTGGATACTATTCTACGCGGTTGGTCATGTTCTCCTATTTATGTCTTAAAGAAAGAAACTGATGGAGTAATCATTGATTGTGTTTTTGATGGCGCACATAAACTCGAAGCGCCACACGAATTTATGAATGGAGGATATGCTATTAAAAAGTTTAATGAGGGATGGGAAACAAGTCCACTAAAAGAGTTTGAAGGGAAGAAGTTCAAGGAGCTACCTTCTATTGTTCGTGATAAAATTAAGAATTATAAGTTTTCTATTAACTATATTCCAGATGATGTATCAGACGATCCAGAAGCACTTTCAGTTCTATGGCAGCGCCTAAATAATGCTGGAACACCTCTTAATGGTTATGAACTTAAAATTCCAGTATTTGGTCTTCTTCATGATATTCTTGAAGAGGAGTCTAAGGAATGGTATAATTCTGCAATTTATACAAAAAGCGAAAGTAAGCGTGGTAGTTGTGAGGAACGCTTATATCAGCTTCTCGCTCTTTCAGAAGCCGATAATCTACAGTCATTTAGTTCTCTTCCAGGTCTTGCAGACAAGTGGCGTTCAAGTCACGGAAAACAAACTCAAGAAATTTCTAAGAAAATTAACGAGAATAAGGAAGAATATAAGGGTAGGCTAAATAAGATGAGACGTATGCTTACCAGTCTAGAAGAGCACCATGCGTTTGAAGTAGATGGAAAAGAAATTGAAGACATGAAGGACCATCGTGTGCCTCTTCTACTTTTTATTGGACGTCTCGGGTTCTGGTTTAAGAAAATTAGTCAGTTTAATGTCCATGTAGCTGCTATTGCAAGCACACTAAATACAGATTTTTTTTCAAAAAAGTCAGATGAAACTGTTAAGCTGATGGAATGTGCTTCACGAAATGCCAAGTTTCAATATGCCGTAATCAATTATATTGACGATTATATTCGCTCACTAACTAAGGAAAAGCGTCGGTTTTTTAATCCTAAAGAACGCAAGATTACCCTGGAAAAACAGGCAGGAAAATGTGCTGGATGTAATCTCAAACTAAAAATTTCTGACGCAGAAGCTGATCATATTGTTCCTTTTTTAAATGGCGGAGAAACTACACTTAATAATTGTCAAATGCTACACAAGCATTGCCACCGTAATAAGAACCTCGTTGGCTCTTGATTCGGGCTTTGTAGAATTAATTGCACGACGACATGAAATGATTTTTGTTTTAAATGGCTCTGGAAAGGCATTCCTTACCAAAGGAACATCAGCATTGCTCATCAGAAAGTTTGGCAGTTCGCGAGTCATTCTGAATAGGGTTTGGTGATTCTCTAGGGTAAATCCAGATGCATTGTATCCAACAAAGGATTTATCATTCTCTGGTGCATACGGTGGGTCCAGATATACAAAGTCTCCTTCTTCGATAGCTAAACTTTCAAATCCCTCACAAGTAAAGACAACATCCTTGATAAGCGCAGAAACAGCTCGGATATGGTCTGGCTCAAGAATCATAGGGTTCTTGTAATTACCATATGGAACATTGAACCCATGTGGACCTTCCCGATAAACACCTCTGAAACAAGTCTTATTCATGAAGAGAAGCATTGCTGAAGCTTGAACAGTAGTTTTGGGATTCATACTGTTAAAGGTAGACCGAATCCAGTAATAGTATGACTCGCGGGATGTTGCTGCTTCAAGTGTAGGTGGTTTACGATTGACTTCATGTCCACTGCGAGCATAAAATTGGTCTGAAAGAATCTTTACATTGTCAATAATCTCTTCTGGATTTGACTGGATATTTTTATAGAGTGCAATAAGATTTGAGTTTAGATCGCTGGCATATACTGTCCCATTCACTGTGATAGTTGGGTCGGAAAGTAGCGCTAGCAAAACACTTCCACCACCTAGAAAGGGTTCGCGATAGTTATTCATTTCCTTTGGGAAAAGAGCCATAACATCATTAATGATTTGTGTTTTTCCACCAACCCATTTTAGAAAGGGTTTCATATCTTATGACTTTGAAAGTAAAAACTAGGGTTATTCCGTTTTCAACCGTGAATGTTACACTTGATTTCTGTATCTTCTGGTAAGCAGAAGAGTTCTACATAATTAGTATCACATACTGGCCACATAGATTCTAGCTCGTCTATTGCGATGAGTGTATATTTCCTGAGGTCATCGCGGGCTTCATCAGTTCCAACGGATTCGAGATGCCTTCGCTTCTCAAATAAGGTTGTTCGAAGAAGACGGACATTGTCCAAATTCTCGCAGCATGTAATGAGCACCTTCTCGTATTTTTCATACTGGATGAGTGCAAGTTTATCCTTAGCTGCTTGGCGAACTGGAACTAGAAGTTCTTCTAGAAGAGCACGCTGTTGCTTAAGCTCTTCTAGAATCTTGGATAGCGCCATTTGTTTTTAGACATAAAAATACAGATTATTCCGTTTTACAAGTCGACAGTGCGGGTTGTGTAGATCTTTCGAAGAGTGAGCTCGACAAAGGCTGCATATGCTATGTACTTGTGACGATTAATACTATCCCTGTAGTAGCGCATTTTATTTCGTCTTATATCTGAATTTATACCAAGATCTAAAAGTTTGCGATAAGATTCTTCAAAGAAGGCACGTCTTTCTCTGCTTTCTTTAAGCATTCTCTTGAGTGTTAGTGTGCACTCTAGATAAGGCTTCCACATTTACAGTAAATATAAAAAGAACGTTTAAGTTCATGCGTAGTGAGCTGCGTAGAGCGGCTCGAGCTTGGCTTCCATTTCGGTTTGCCATTCCTTAATCAACTCGTCGTTGCCGTCGAGGCACGAGGGCCAGATTGTGGAAAGCTTGCGCCAGCCCATGAGAATGTCTGCGTCCTCCTTCTTGTTGTTCATGAGGACGCGCCAGACAGGCTCTTCGTCCTCCCTTACCTTGTATTTTGCTGCGACAATGGTCTTGAACTCTGTGTGAGAACCGTTGTTCTCGATGAAGTACTTGCACGGACCCCAGCCGGGGTCGAGCAGGCCAGAGCTCCGCGTGACCGTGAACGTTTCGTTCGCAAAGTCGGGAAGGCTGGAGATGTCGATGCCGTGGTTGTATGGGACGCTAACGACTTGGCCCATTGTGCCGGTGAATCATGATAAAAATAGGAAGCGTAGTTTCCGTTTTTAAAGCTGCTGAATGTCTCCCGGATAGTGAGTTGTTACAAAGTAGTATTCTCCCTCGTTTGCTAGTTCATTCAAGATTCCGACAAGGTCGTAGGCTTTGTCGGCGTTATCAAATGTTTCCAACACGACAGCATTAGCTCCGTGGTATTGCCCCACAACATAGTAGTAGTAGAGCGCCATTTTTCATTAAAAAAATAGAAGGTTTATTTTCCATTTTTACCAGCGATACGTTTTGAGCGGATCGCAGGGAATTTTGGTTGGGAGATGGCTCCACCCGTAGCTTTCGCGAGCGCTGTCAATAGCTAGCCACGCGTCTCCGATGGGCAAGTCTAGAAACTCGGGAACTGACATCTTTGCCTTCTTTGCCAGAAGCTCGAGAGCCTGCTGGTGAGTCATTCGCTTGATGTGGTGTCCGAGCCCTAGCTTCTTAGCAGTGAGCTTTGCGCGCGGCGAGGGCCAGCGGGGGTGGTTGTAGTCCATCTCGTGTGTTGACTTAAGAAATAAAAATGAACAAATCCATTTTTACTTGATCGAGCCCCAAAGCTTGAGGCGCGTGAGCACGCCCTTAGTGAGCTCGTGATCGTTCTCAAGATTGCTCTTGGAGAAGATACCCAGCACACTTTCGGTCGTAAGCTTCATGACTTGGTCGCACCTATCGACTTGAAGAGAAATCTGGCCGATCGTAGCTTCTTTCCAGAAGTCTGACAGAGTCGGCCAGTCCTTCTTGAGCTTAGGCAAGTCCTCTGCGAGGGACGCAATCCAGTTCATGATGTGTTACCCTTCTATATTTTAGGTTAGAAGTTTCCGTTTTCAGTTAAAAATCATTTAGATTTTAGTAGGGAATCCACTTAGGGAGCCCCATGGCCTGCTCTGCCTTGCTGGTTCGGATACAGCCAGTCATTCGAATTTTGGTTTCGAGTGCGGTCTTTTTTCCGTGACAGGTGATGCAAAGTGCCTGAAGGTTGTTTGGGTGATTCGTTCCTCCTTGCGAACGGGGAATGATATGGTCAACGTGAAACTCAGAACGTTTCAAGTACCTATCACAGCGAAGACCCGCACAATGCTTGTTTTGCTTGATGCGAATCACGAGTCGCTCGCGAGTGTTGAGGAGCCGAACCATCTTCTTCGTTGACATTTGTCGTCGAAGAAGCTGTGAATTATTACCAATTTACATTGTCACAAATCCATTTTACATTCCATGAATATCACCCTTAGACTTGCAATCCATACCGTTTCTAGCTCTGTCCATTCCTCTAGGACAGTCTGGAATGGGACGACTGTCTGGATAACTAAAATACTCAAATCTGTCTACAACAGTTGTAAGTATATGGTGGAGAAAGGCAAAAACTACCGCAAGAACAAGGCAGTCAACCTTGTGCTTGTCGCCGAAATATGATACAAGACAGAAAAGACCGACATTAATTAGAAACAACCTTAGCATTTACTTATACAGAAGAATTACTTGCGAAGTTGAGGACCGATATACTTGTGAGCTAGGACGTGAAGAAGGACGAAGACAAGTGACTTAACTACAGTTGAAGGGATGGGTCCGAGCGAGGGAACCGTAATAACGAAGGCGACAACATAGAACGTCAGCGCCGTTAGCACAAAGTAACCCCAGTGCATTTATACTATTTAGAGAAATTTCTTAAGCTGGCCTCCAAGAAAATGGTGAACGAGCGCGAACACAAGTGAATGGACAACAACCTGTGTGGTGAATCCGCTTCCAGGAGGAAGGGATACTAGCATCCCGGGGACGAGGGCGACGAAGAGGACGGCATTAAAGAGTAAGGACTTCCACATTTTTATTCTTATCTTAACATTATTTTACGGCAGCAATAGCATTAAATCCAGTATTAGCGGCATAGGTTCTGCGACCACTCGGGCTGGGAACGCAGGTTGGCTGTTGAGGGTTTGCTGGGTCTGGAATTTGGATCATTCCGTTGGGACAGGTGTGACCGAAGGTTGACATTCCTTCGAATCCCATGTATGTGCGCCACACCCACATAACAATACAGGTCACTACAGCAAACGAACCAGCTTCAATAAATAACTTACTGTCCATAGCACGGCGCTTAGCTACGTATTTCTGGAACGCTAAATATACTAAGGCTCCTAATACTCCCGGAATTAACTGATACATTTATTACTTCATAAAGGTTTTCTTTATCCAGTTGCGGTCGGTCTTGATTGTCTTAGACTTACTGGGAGCAGAATTCTTAGTGTAGACAGCAAGCGCATTCAGCTTACGAAATGTAGATAGAGGTCCAACCGATCGGACAGTTTTACGCAGAGAACGATGCCGACTTATCTTGCCATCCTTAGCGTGATACCCATGAAGTTCACCCTTTCTTAGTTTGCCAATACCATGTTTCCTTAGATATCTTTTTGTATACCTGCGACCTCCCGAACCGCATGAATTGGGTTCTGGCATTTAATTATATCCCTTGCTTTTGTTTTGGACATGACCCACAGCTTTTCGGCTTATCTGTCGATACAAATGAGTAAGCGACTACACAAACAACAACAACCACTAGAAGAATAAGTATCCAGTCCATTTGCTTCAATCCAAGAGTTTTCATATCAGACTACAAACTTATCTAATGGGGATTCCTTTCTACTTTACAACTCTTATCAAATCTCATGCTGGAATCACTCGGAACGTTTCTGAAATTGATGTAGACGTATTAGGGATAGACTTCAATTGTTTAATCCACCGATATCTTCACGACTCGAGTCCTATCAAGAGTGTTCTAGATGCGCTTGAACATATTCTAAAAACATACAGAGCTAAGAAGGTATTTGTAGCTCTAGATGGTCTTGTTCCTTATGCTAAGATTGTTCAGCAAAGGTATCGCAGGTTTAAAATTAAGGAGACAGGAGGATTCGATAGAAATCAGATTTCTCCTGATACTCCCTACATGCGTGAACTAGAAGCTGCATTACGATCACGATTTCCTAAGGTTTTTCTATCCCCAACGCAAGAACCAGGCGAGGGAGAACACAAGATTTTTCAAGAGATTAAGAAGCTACCTGAATCAGAGCGGAAACAAATCTGTATTTATGGACTGGATGCTGATTTGATTCTGTTATCCTTATTTAACCACAAATTAGGAGAAACCTTTCTTCTTCGAGAATCTGGGGAGTTCAACGACCCAAAATTGAAGCATGCTGAATTTGCCTTGATGGATATTAATAAGCTTCTATTGTCTATTCCGTTGGAGATCGAACAGTATCTTACTCTCAGCGTCTTGTGTTTTGGAAATGACTTTATGCCAAATCTGGGAATATTTTCATTACGTGAGGATGGGTATGACAGAGCTCTTGAATATTATACAAAGTCTGGTAAACCTGACTTGCAGACGGAAGAGGGTCGTGCAACCTTTCTGGATTTTGTTAATACAAAGGAAGTATCCTTCTTAAAGGAACGGGTAAGATTGCGTAAAAAATCCTTTGAACGAGCAATTGTTGGTAGAAATGCTGATATGATTTCGAGAAAGTATGGATTGCATATCTTAGATGGTGTTTTAAATATGGAACCTGTTGTTGAGGCATTCTGGAAGACCTTTCACTGGACAATGCATTATTTTAAAACAAATGAGGTCTTAAATTGGGGTTGGGTATATCCTTACGCAGATGCGCCACTTGTAATGGATATTGTTCAATATTATGAGACACCAATTGAGAAGGGTGCGTTAACCTTTAAGATTGTGAATCAGCTTCAGTTTATTCTACCTTCTGAATCCTTAAAAAAATGTAATCGCAGAGTAAGATTTGTTGATGAACCTTACTCTGAAACTCGTGAGCCGTGGATGAAAAGGCATGAATGGGAGGTAGAGGCTAGAATTAGTCTTCCATGGAATCCGGATTCTAACCTAACCGTAGTTTGCCCCCTTTAAATCCAACCCGAACTGGCTTACCGTCCGGACGTATAAAGGGATTGGGAGGAATACGTTCAACTGGTGTTACCACATCCTCTTCTAATAATTCTGGAATTATTCCAGTATCTAATCCGGCTAGATACTCAATGTTAATTTGCTTTAGTGTTTTAACTGCGTTCTGAGATATTATTGCATCTCCGCTTAATTCACGATTCCAGTTAGCTGTAAGATATTTTAAGTAAGAATCTCTAAATTGTTTAAATGAAGTATTAGCTGTTGCTGCCTTGAGTGATTTTAGGCAGTCTTCTACGGTTGATAAAACTGGCTTATCAATGCGCTTATTTACAGTATTGTGAGCACGGAAGACAAAGATGGCAAAGGATTGACGTGATTTTAAATAATCTGGATGATTTTTTACGTATCTCTCGTGCATTTCTCTAAAATGAGTGTAACATCTATGACACGAAATACTTTGCGTGAATGCAGTGATAAAAAGAGCAGCTATGTGTTGGTCCTGAGCTGAAGGATTTTCTGGATAGCAAAGACTTGCTGAATGAAGGGTCATCCACCCCAATGAACCCCAAAATTTAGTCATTAATTATTAGAGTGAAAGAAAACCAGCTGAAACAGCGTTATCTAAAATCTGTCTGGATATATTAGCAGGTGTTTTTGGATTTGTTACAAGACCATTCTTCTGAACAAGATCTCGAACCTTAGAGTCTGGAAGATTGGCAATTCTTCTTTTCATAGTTTTCCGTTGCTTTCTAGAACCTTTTTCAGTTAAAAGGCGAAGAGTATGTTTACGCATACCTTTCTTAAGCGGGGGAGCCTTTGTAGGGTCTGTAACTGCTTTGAGTTTTAAAGTTTTCTTTAAAACCCCTCGCGGAAAGGTCTTGGTTGGCTTTCCTGCTTTTTGTTCTGGGGCAGAAACTTCCCCCATCTTAATAATTTTTACGTCATTCTTCATTCTCTTTATTCAAAACGAATAGAATAGATTTAAAAGTTACTGTCGTTAATTAGATACGATGGAGTGGGAAGCAATCCGTTCATTCTTTGCGAACCAGGGTCCTCAAAAGCTTGTAGAGCATCAGATTGAGTCATTCGAGGATTTTATCCGGAATAAGCTACCTCTTATTGTATCATCTGCTGCTCCTATTGTCGTTTGGCATGAGCAGGACGAGGTAACCAAGAAATATAAATACGAGTTTCGTCTATCATTTGAAAATATTACATATATGAAGCCACGTATTCAGGAGGCAACTGGTCGTATTAAGCCCATGTTTCCTCAGGAGGCTCGTCTTCGCAACTTTACCTACGCTGCTCAGATGTTTACCGATGTTCGCTTCGTAACTCGTGTTTATTCTGGAGAGAAGCTAGATACCTTTACCGAGCAGTCTCGTGTATTCGAGGGTATCTCTCTGGGGAAGATTCCGGTTATGCTTGGTTCTTCGCTGTGTATTATGAAGGATTACCCCATGTCATATGAGCAGCTCGGCGAGTGTCCTAATGATCCCTTTGGATATTTCATTATTCATGGGTCTGAGCGGACCATTCTCTGTCAGGAGAAGGTCGCTGATAATCGAATCATGGTATTCTCACAGAAGAAGACTGCTGCCAAGTATACTCACTGTGTCGAACTAAAGTCTCTTCACGAGTCATTTACCATGCCTCCTAAGAAGCTGGAAATTCGACTCAATACTAAGTTCAATGGCTTTGGTCAGCCACTAACTGCATGTATTCCTCGATTCCGTGAGGACATCCCACTTATGGTTCTCTTTCGTGCGCTCGGTCTAGAATCTGACGAGGAGATTGTTAAGATGATTTGGGGAACTAATGTCGAACAGTATGAATGTCTTTCAGCTTCCTTCCGTGAATGTTCCGATATCAAAATTTATACACGGTCTGATGCTATTGAATATCTATCCCATCATCTTCAGTATGGGACTAATATGGAGGATAAGAAGGAATATGCTCGAATGCTACTAGAGACTGAACTTCTTCCTCATGTAAAGTTTGGCGGTGATACTTCTTCACAGAAGACACTGGAGGCTCGCAAGTGTGTCTTGATGTCTCAGATGGTCAAGCGTCTGATTCTTACCTCACAAGGAAAGATTCGGCTTGATGATCGTGATGCCTATCCAAACAAGCGTGTCGTTACCACTGGTGCGCTTCTGACTCATCTTTTCCGCCAGCTATTTCAGAAGGTCTGCAAGGATGTTCGTGGAAAGTTTGTTCATGAGGTAAATAATGACACATGGAAGAAGGGTGACCCCCGTCCTCTTGAGGTCCTGAATATCAATAATCTTTACAAGATTCTGAAGGTATCTACCATCGAAGGTAAGCTGAAGCAGGCGTTGGCTACGGGTAACTTTACGGTTCAGGGCGTTGGACCGGCTAACGCGACTTCAAATGCTACTAAGGTCGGCGTATCACAGGTTCTGAATCGTCTTTCATACCTGGCTACTGTAAGTCATCTACGTCGTATTCAGACGCCAGTAGAGAAGTCGGGTAAGCTTCTTGCTCCTCGTAAGCTACACGGAACATCCTTTGGATATGTATGTCCAGTGGAGACACCAGAGGGTCATTCGGTAGGTATTGTGAAGGCAATGTCTATGATGACTTCGATTAGTCAGCATACACCTTCAATGATTGTGATTCGTCTACTGGAGAAGGCAGATGTTTCATGGATTACCACTATGACACATGAGCTAGGAACACCTATTTCAGTGAACGGAGTTACGGTTGCCTATACGAATCGTCCTGACATGGTATTTAATATTATGAAAGAGGCCAAACGGAACTTTGTTCTTCACCCGCATTCTGGGATTACCTGGAGTGTTACTAAGCAGGAACTTTCAATTGAGACTGACGGTGGTCGTATTGTTCGTCCTCTGTTCCGTGTTCAGAATGGTATCCTTCTAAATCGTCCAAAGAAGGATGATTGGAACGAATGGGTGAAGTCTAATATCGAATATATTGATTCAGCGGAATCTGATACTGTTCGTGTCTCAATGACCCCGAAGGAGATTACCAATCAGCATACTCATTGTGAGATTCATCCAGCTCTTATGCTGGGTCATATGGCAAGCACGATTCCACTGAGCGACCACAATCAGTCACCGCGTAATACCTACCAGTCGGCTATGGGTAAGCAGGCGATGGGTCTTTACGCAAAGAACTATGCTAAGCGACTTGATAAGAATGGTTATGTTCTGTGCTCACCCATGCGTCCTTTTGTGGAGACTCGCATGATGAATGTGATGAAGATTCAGGACATGCCCTTTGGTTACAATGCTATTGTAGCGATTGGTATCTATTCTGGATATAATCAGGAGGATTCAGTTATTCTAAACAAGGGTGCGCTGGATCGTGGACTGTTCCGGTCGCTGTATTACACAATCTACAAGGATGAGGAGCATCGTAATGTCGCTTCTGGTAAGGAGGAGAAATTTACAAAGCCTCGCCGGGAGAACACTCGTGGATTCAAGAATTCTTCCTACCATGCAGTTCAGGAGAATGGTATTCCAGCAGTAAATTCTATTATCAATGAGAATGATATCGTGATTGGTAAGGTTACTAACATCAAGGGCGACGCTCACGGATTTACCTTTCGTGATTCATCTACTACTCATAAGAATTCTGAGCCATGTCGTATTGATGGAGTTTGGCAGGATAAGAACTCTGATGGTTATCCCTTCATTAAGGTTCGTGCTGTTTCTGAGCGTGTTCCTGAGATTGGAGACAAGGTAAGTTCTCGTCACGGACAGAAGGGAACGTGTGGTATTATCCTGAATGAGGAGGATATGCCGTGCACTGCTTCTGGTCTACGTCCTGACATTATCATGAATCCTCATGCTGTTCCTTCGCGAATGACAATTGCTCAACTGATGGAGACTATGTTTGGCAAGGTCTGCACTGAGAAGGGAACACTTGGCGATGGAACACCTTATTCTCACCTGAAGATTGAGGATTTGAAGAAGCATATGATTGAACTAGGAATGCATCCCTATGGAAATGAGATTATGTATAATGGTCAGACTGGGGAAATGATGGAGGCTGAAATCTTCATGGGTCCAACCTTCTATCAGCGACTGAAGCACATGGTTTCTGACAAGAAGCATTCACGTAGTCGTGGACCGATTGTTTCTCTGACTCGGCAGCCTTGCGAGGGTAGGTCTCGTGATGGTGGTCTGCGTGTTGGAGAGATGGAGCGCGATTGTATGCTGTCTCATGGAACTGCGATGTTTACGAAGGAGCGCCTGATGGATGTTTCTGATCCATTCAGCACGGGATTCTGTAAGAATTGTGGAGTTCTAGCAGTGGTAAACAAGGATGCTTCCCTTTACGACTGTGGAACATGTGGAGTCCAGACTGAGTTTGAGATGAAGACAATCCCATATGCAATGAAGCTCTGGTGTCAGGAACTAGAGGCTATGCATATTGTCCCACGTCTAGTGTTTGAGTGAATGAAATGCAGAGACTATACCAGTTCAGTCTGTAATAAAACTACCAGTTTTTATCCCAGTGATGCATTGCGTATGTTTCTGGGTGAAATACAGTTGGTCGATATCCATTTTGAGTATAATGAGTAGGATACATTGTATGGGTTGGTAGAACTCTTGTGCCATCTAGTGATATTTGTCTTCTGAAATACCAGGGACCTGTTGCAATTGCGACATTTACTTGTCCCCCAAGAGGACAGGTGTGAATATTATCTATGCAGTTTTTAAGATTTTGTGTTCCTGGAATTGAATAGATAAATCCAATTGACATATATTGATTGATGTTACCATCTTCATTGCATACTACAAAGTCATGTGTAAGTAATGAATCGAGAGGTTTAAAAACTTCAAAGTCAATATCCAAGTATATTCCACCATGCTTATACAAAATTTCATAACGCATGAGGTCTGCCTTTTGAGCATACACTGGTGTAGAATTAATGTATGATAAGTTTGAAAAGTTCTCAGATGTTAGATCTGAATCGGTCCATAGTCTGTATTGAAAATCTGGATGAAGTGTTTTAATATTCTCAATGAACTTTACCGATTTAGCGGGAATTTGATTAGGCCCTACCCAAACCTGATGGATTTTCTTTATCATTTATAAATGACAACGTTTAATATTCTAATCGCAACTATAGGACGTGCTACGCTTCAGAGAATGCTAGATTCACTAAGTCCTCAATTGCTCGAATCTGATTGTTTGACGTTAGTATTTGATGGTCACTCGTCAATTCCGCAATTTAACACTTCAAATTTTAAATGTAAGATTGTTCAATACTACGAACCAGCGGCCCTAGGATTTTGGGGACACGGAATTAGAAATAAGTATGCTTCACTGCTAGAAAAAAGAGATTTTATAATGCATGCAGATGACGATGACTATTACTATCCAAATGTCTTTGAAGAGCTAAGACTTCTCTGCAAGGACAAAGAAACTTTATATGTGGCTAAAATGAAAAGTCCACATGGTACTATTTATCCGGATATTGACCGAATAGAATTTGCTCACATTGGAACACCCTGTGGGATAATACCTGATAGTCTGAATAGGAAAGGAAGTTGGAGGCTAAACTATGGTGGCGATGGACAATTTTATTGTGAACTTAAGAATACTGGATGTAAGATTGTTTTCTTAAAGACATTAATCTATCATACAAGATAGTTCTTATCCTGATATAAATCTAGGATTGATAAACATTCTTAACCCCCTATTAAATGAAACATGTTCACATCCTTCGGAATTGTCATATATTTTTCCTACAATTGCCTTAGTCTTATAAAGAGCCATACATCCAAATGCAGATGCGCAAGGAATCCAGTTAGACGTAGGTGGAATATTTTGTTGATACTTACCAATAAACTTGTCCAGAGAATTAGCTCTAAATACACGATCTGTAATGCATAACCCAGGTTTAGACTTTTTTCGTTCCTTTTTAAATTCCGTCCAACAATCAAAGCTAATACCTAATTTTTCACATCGAAGAGCCCAAATATCATAATATACCCCCCATCGATTGGAAGCAACTGCATCCCAATCTAACCGAGTAAAACAAGTCCTAAGTTGTTCTTTAAAATTTGAACATATATTCAATGAATCATCTAAGTCTATAATCAGGGTATGATCATGTTGTTCCTTATAATAGTCAACATAGAACATGTATTCATTTCTACATTTAACTAATCGACTAACTCGGTCCTCAATATCGAGCTTACCTAAAGAGACAACAACTCTCCGGGGAGGAGATTCCCATTCTCTGAGAAGTTTTAAAGTATTATCAGAAGAATTCGACTCAATAATAATGCAATGATAGCTTTCTACAGAATTAAAAATAATGTTAAGTGATCTTTGAGTAGAAGGCCATGCAGCTTCTATGTTACGTGCTGTTCCAACAATTAACATTTAATTATGTTTAAATAAAGAAAAACCATTTCTTTCCGTAATGTATTCTATCTCGGACCATTCTGGGTTTTTCTTTAATAGGTGACGAATCATCTTACATTTTGAAACGTTTACATCATCCAGAGCGATATATCTTGTGCATCTTGGAAAGAGAATATTAAATTCATACCATGTTGTAAATTCTCCACCATCAAGTAGAAGAAAATCAATAGATTCTGGGAGTTTATCAAGAACATTTGGAGACTTACTTATATTATTTATATCAACAGCATGCCAGCCTTTGAAAGGCTCGTTAATCACTTCAGGAAATATTGTTTTGATATTATTTAAATCTTCAGGACATAGAATCGACCCCCACAGAAAGGTAGCGTTTGGTTTCATTTCTGATTCTAAATTTTTCTTTGCGATTTCAAATTTTTCCAGATTTGTTTCAAGAGTAAAAAAGTTTGATAGTGGATTTAGACTTCTTAAAAAACACCTAGTGCTTCCTAGACCGTTCCATGTTCCAATTTCTACAATGTTCTTGACATCCTTGATATATTGCATAAGGATCTTTCCAACACGGCTGTCTGGAGTAATTTGGCCTTCCTTAGACTTCAAAAATGTGTTTTTATCAGTTGGACACCACATACTTACCTTTATCAAATTTAACCAATATAAAAGATCTAATTTTTCCATATTCCCTACAATCTTAGACTTAAGAAGTTCTTCGTTTATGTCGGACCACTCTTTAACTATAAGAACTGGTAGTCCATCAAACATTGGATCAAGAGGAGATGTTTTTATAATAGGTATACAACCCAGAGCAAGAGCTTCCCATGTTCTATGGCAATCTAGACCATTTCCATGTGGTGATACAACAAAGGTGTGATTAATCATATGATGCCATGAATTTACTCTATCAATCCGCTTTGGTTCGTAGTATATTAACTCTTTGGGAATTTTGATCATGGCATCACGCCTATCATTGGCGTAACGAGTATTAATCAAAAAATGAAAATTAGAATAACAAGTGTTTGTTTTTACTACATTCAATCTACGAAGAGTATTGACCTCGTGTTCTTGTAGTTCTCGCGGCGTCATAGGCCCCCAAGAATGGTTGCTCTTGGCCATCGTATGAAAATCCAACCCGATGGGAAGTTGTTTTAATTTTTGAGAAGGCTTTGTGCAGTTTTGCGCAAACCAATAAAGAAGAAGTGGATGCTTAAGAATATGTTGAC